CGTCACCATGATGTATTCTGGATGAATGGAGATGCTAACTATCATAGAAAGTTATCGTGTGTCATTCAGTTGACTGATCCTTCAACATATGAAGGTGGTGATTTGGAGTTATATGGTCTATCACATTCTTCTCCAAATAGTGGTGAGATGCGTAACAGAGGAACAGTAATTTTCTTTCCGTCTTTCATAGAACATGCGGCTTTACCTGTGACTACGGGCATAAGACATTCATTAGCGATTTGGTTTGATGGTCCAAAGTGGAGATAATATGAGAACGAATTTAATTGTCGTAGATGATTTTTATAATAATCCTGATGAAGTGAGAAACTTTGCATTGGGACAATCGTTCGATGTTGATGGAAATTATCCAGGAAGTCGAACAAAAACTTTCCTAAACGAAAGTACCAAGGAAACAATTCAAAGTATTCTGTATACTTTTGGTGGTAATGTTCTTGATTGGAACGAGAATGATGGTTACACAGGAAGTTTTCAACTAACAACAAGTGTCGATAGAAGTTGGATTCATAGTGATCCATATAACAAGTGGGCTGGTGTTTGTTATCTGACACCAGATGCTCCATTATCAGGTGGAACAGCATTGTATCAGTTGAAGAAAACTGGAAAAATGGTTGATGATGGAACAGACTTGGCTGGTGTCACACAAGATATGACTAAGTGGGATAAAGTTGACACCATCGGCAACAAATATAATCGTCTAGTTCTTTATCGTGGTGATTTATATCATATGTCACAAGACTATTTTGGTATCAATGCACAAGACGGTAGATTGTTCCAGTTATTTTTTATAACAACCGAGCGTTGATATGAAAATTTGTAGAGTTGTATTCTCCACAAATAGACTGGAGTATCTGATGCCAACATTAGAATCACATAAAGATATGATAGATTTTGGTGAGCATGAGGTACACAATATCCTTATTGATGATTATCCTCTGAATCGGAACGATGATGAAATAATAGCATTAGCAAAACACTTTAAATTTGAGGAAGTTGTTTTGCATCCAGTCAATAAAGGTTTAACTTTGACATGGACTGAGTTGTGGAATTATCTCGCACAACAAGATTATGACTATATTTGGCATCATGAGGATGATGTAGTGTTCAAAGAGAAAGTTTCGATAGATAAACTGATTAGATTTTTGAAAAGATATCCAGCATTCTGTCAAGTTAATCTGAAGAGACAGCCATGGTACGAGAAAGAGTTACATGAAACTCCAACTCTTCCTACAGACCAGTTCTTTGAGGACTGTAGATTCAATGTTCGGGATGACTTCTTTTGGTCCATGGCATCATTGTACCCGTCTTGGGTATGCAAAGAGCCAATAGTTCAAACTGAAAGATGTAATCTGGCAGAATATCCTATTATGAAGTATATGAAAGAGCAGTTTCATATGAAAATGGCTATTCTCAAAGGTGATGATGGTAGAAATCTGGTGGATCATATTGGATTCTATTCTCAAGGTATTCGTGTTTTAGAAGGTGAGCCTGGTTGGGAAGGTTTTAAAATGTATGATCCAACCAAAAAGTATGATTCAAAGACCGGTAAACTTTTTGAATGATATAAATACCTAATAAACTACGGGTACTATAATGGCTAAACCTACAACTAGAACAGAATTCAAAGAATATTGCCTACGCAAACTAGGTCATCCAGTCATCCAAATTAATGTGGACGATGACCAGATTGAAGATAGAATTGATGATGCACTATCGTTTTTCCACGACTATCATTTTGATGGTTGCGAAAAACTCTTTATGAAGCATCAGATTACACAAGCAGATAAGGATAGAGGATGGATTCATTGTCCAGATTCTGTCCTTTTTGTTACTGGCGTTATGCCATTCGATTCTTCGTCATCCTCTGTTAACATGTTTGATTTGCGCTATCAGTTGCGCTTGCATGACTTATATGACTTCACATCCGTTTCGTATGTGTCGTATGAGATTACAATGCAACACATTCAGACCTTAAATCTGTTGTTCTCTGGTACACCACAGTTTAGATTCAACCGTAAACAAAATAAACTATTCTTGGATGTTAACTGGAACACCGACTTGCAAGTTGGCGAATATGTTATCCTAGAATGCTATCGTAAATTAAGTCCAGATGTTTTCACAATCTCCGGTACAGTGGCTACATCAAACACATCCAATACCGTTATTGGAACAGGCACGGTATTCTCTCGTGATGTAGTTATAGGTGACCATATGACATTTGGTTCAGAATCAAAGCGTGTTGTTAAGATTGATAGTGACACATCATTAAATGTTGAATCATTCTTTGCAACATCCGAATCTGGTGTGTCAGCATACAAAGAAGGTTTGTCTGATGTTTGGGATGATAGATTCTTAAAAGCATATGCTACAGCTAAGATTAAAATGCAATGGGGCAACAACTTGAAGAAGTTCGGTGGCATTCAAATGCCTGGTGGTGTTACACTGAATGGTAAAGAAATTTTTGATGAAGCCGAAGAAGAAATTTCTAAGATGGAAGAACAAATCTATCTGATGACAAGTATGCCGTCAGAAATCTTTGTGGGCTAACATGTCAACTAATTTTTATTTCAATAACTTTCCTCAACATCAAGTCACCAGTGAACAATTACTGGTTGAAGATTTGGTGATTGAAGCCATGCAGATTCATGGTATGGATGTTTATTATCTACCAAGAAGCACTCGTGAGAATTCAAACTTTGATATGCTTTATGGTGAAGATACACTGAAGCAATATCGTACAGCAGTTGGTATTGAAATGTATCTTGAGAATGTAACTGGTATGGATGGTGAAGGTGACTTTATCTCCAAGTTTGGTCTTGAGATTCGTGACGAAGTTACTATGTTGGTTTCACGCCGAAGATTTGCTATGTCTGTAAATCAATTAAGACCTTTAGAAGGTGATTTGATTTACATACCGATGCTACAAAACTTTTTTGAAATTACATTTGTTGAGCACGAAAATAATCAAGCCATGTTCTACACATTAGGTCGTGGTCGTGGCGGTAATGTTTATTTGTATGCGATGAAGATGAAACAGTTTGTGTTTTCTAATGAAATCATTCAAACTGGTATTGATGAGATTGATGGTCAAATCTTTGATGCGTATCCTCGTGCTACTTTGGCTTTGGCAAACACAACAGTATTCCCAGCAAGCACGGGTCAATTCGTTTCGGGTGAAATCATATATCAAGGCAGTTCACTGGCAACAGCAAATGCACAGGCTATCGTTCACTCTTATACACCAGATATATCAGTCAGCATCATTCAAGTTCAAGGTCAATTTGCATCAGGTAATGTAACTGGTAATACAAGTGGTGCATTGAGAAGTGTAATCGTATACAATGATAATACTGAAGTTGGGAATGATATCTTTGAAGATATTGCAGATAACACAAGACTACAAACTGAAGGCAATGATATTATTGACTTCACAGAACATAATCCATTTGGTGAACCATAATGCTAGGTAACGAACATTTTTACAATAGAACAATCCGAAAAGTAGTAGTTGCTTTTGGTACAATTTTTAATGATATTCTTTTAGTTCGCTATAACAAAGCAGGTACTAAAGAGTATGAAAGAACTCGTGTTCCACTATCTTATGGTGCCAAAGAAAAGTATATTACACTCATCACATCCGATCCATCATTAACTAAATCAATCGCAACTCTAGTTCCTAGAATGTCATTTGACTTGGTCAGTATGGAATATGATTCATCACGCAAGTTTAATACAATCAATAGAAACTTTGCGGAACAGACCGATGGTTCAATCAAAGCACAATATGCACCAATTCCATACAACTTTGAGTTTGAGATGGCAATCTATGTGCGTAACACAGAAGATGGAACACAAATCTTGGAACAAATTCTTCCATTCTTCACACCAGACTTTACGGTTACAGTAGACTTTATTCCATCTATCGGAAGAAAGTATGACATGCCTATCATTCTCAACTCTGTCAATTCACAAGTTGATTATGAGGGTGATATGTCCACATCAAGATTGATTATTTGGAACTTATCGTTCACAGCAAAAGGATATATCTTCCCATCTGTAGCAACAGCAGGACTAATTGAATCTGCTAACACAAATATTTACCAAGATAAGCGTGACACATTATCACAAACAGTATATGTTGATTCTGCTAATGGTGTTGGTGTATTTGTTACAGGCGAAGTTGTGCGTGAACAATCAAAAGGTAAAACTGGAACCGTTGCATATTTTGCAAACAATAGTACTGGTACATTAGTTGTAACCGACTTATCAGAATTACTGGAAGAGAATGATGTAATCGTTGGCGATTATTCTAACGCATACTACACTATAAATACGGTAGATTTGAATCCAGTTAAGTCGGTTGCAGTTATTACAACATCTGATCCTGTATCAGCAAACGCAACAGACAACTTTGGATTTACAGAAACCATAACTGAATTCCCACATACGCTATGAAGACAGACACAAACTTATCAGATATTTTTGGTATAGAAAACATTCCAGCAGAGGAAGTTATTGCGCCAAATACATTAATGGTACCAGAAGATTTATCACCAGAAGCAGACTTTGAGTTTGCTCGTAAGAACATGCGTGAACTTCTTCAAAAAGGAAACAAAGCAGTAGATAAAATTTTATTGGTCGCTGATGCTACGGATCATCCAAGAGCATATGAAGTTGCTTCCAATATGATTAAACAACTTGGTGATATGAATAAAGATTTATTGGCTTTACAAAAGACACGAAAAGATTTGTCGCCTGAAGCCGTAACACAACCAACAGTCAATGTAGACAAAGCCGTGTTTGTTGGCTCTACAGCGGATTTAATTAAACAAATAAAACAACTAGGATAAAAATGGAACAACTAATTGAACAAATGCGAGTTATTCTTGGCACCAATTTTGGTCTATACGCCAAGGCACACTCATTTCACTGGAATGTTGAAGGCGCAAACTTCAATGATTACCATGCATTCTTGGGTACATTGTACACAACAATCTTTGCCAATACAGATTTGATTGCCGAAAAGATTCGTATGCTTGGTGCTTATGCTCCAGTTTCACTGGCCAGATTGTCTGAACTATCTGACATTGAGGATGAGACAGTTATTCCTAGTCCAATGGGAATGTTCTCCGCATTACAAAGAGACAATGAAAGATTTATCTTTCATCTTCGTGCAGGTATTCAAGCCGCAGACAATGCAAATGAACCAGCAATCTCTAACTTTCTACAGGACTTGCTTGACCAACATCAAAAACATGCATGGATGTTAAAGAGCATCATTAAGTAATTAAATGGCTGATTATGGTGGCGGGTATCAAGGTAACTCTAAACTAAAGCGTGT